CGTATCGTAGCCCGCTACACTCGCTCATAGTTACTGCCCGGCCAAGACCCTACTGAGTTCACAACTGGTGTCCTGGCCGGGCACCTTCATGTAAAGCCCAGGTCGCCCGGCGCGGCCTGGGCTTCTTTTTTTGGCGGCCACCCGATGGCTGGACGACTGCGATTCAGCGAGACCTCCTACCAGCGCTCCGCTCGGCTCAAGGCCGCTGGCCTCTGGGACGAGTTCTCGGTGCTCAAGGCGAAGCTGATCCAGGCCGGCCAGACCGCCAAGGACGCCGACTGGGAGGCGTGGGGCCGCTTCCCGCCGCCCGAAGACCTCCAGCCCGAGGCCCACGAGAACCTGCCGCTGCGCCTGCCTGCCGCCATCTTCGCGGGCAAGCCCGAGCAGAGCGACCGCGACGCGCTCAAGTGGGCGCTCGACCACATGGTGATCGAGGACGTGAACCCCGAGGACTGCCCCAGCCCCAAGGCGTGGCTCTTCTTCATTCGTGGCCGGCTCGACCCCGAGTTCTGCCACAAGCTCGCGCTCGCTTTCGCGCCCACCAAGGCCGAGCAGGCCAAGGCGCACGCCTTCCACGACGATGGACGGGACCTGAATGAGCGACTTGCGAAGATTCGCCAGCACACAGCAGACACCATCGGTGCTCTGCCCGTACTACTCGGAGGTTCCCAAGGGCGCGCGTGAGAACGCCGCCTACAGGGAAGCCGTCATCGAGGAGTGCAGGACGCCCGAGGGTGCTCGTGACGTGTGGGCCATGGCTGCCCGCGACCCGCTCTGGTGCGTCAACGCGCTCGGCTGGACCTACGACCCCCGCCAACTGACGACCAACCTCCCCTGGGTCACCTGGGACTATCAGGACGAGGCGCTGCTGCGGATGCACTCCGCCATCGGGCGCCAGAGCCTTGCGAGCGAGAAGTCCCGTGAGATGGGCTGGACGTGGATGATGGTCTACGTCTTCTGGTGGCACTACATGTTCCGCGACAGCCTGGCCTTCTCGCTGGTGAGCCGCAAGAAGGACTTGGTGGACAAGCGGGGTGACCGCGACTGCCTGTTCTGGAAGTTCGACTACCTGACAGACAACCTGCCGCCCGCGCTCAGGCCGCCCGAGGACCGCGTGGAGATGCACAGGGAGAACCTGTGGACGCGGACGGTGCTGGACGGTGCGGCGACGACGGGCGACATCCTGCGTGGTGGGCGGCGCACGGCGGCGGGCGTGGACGAGTTCGCCGCGTTCGGCATCAACGAGGGCTTCGCGGCACTGGCCGCACTCGTCTCCGTGACCAACTGCCGCATCTTCAACAGCACGCACGAGCACGAGGGGACGGCCTTCTACAAGGTCTGCCAGTCGCCGATCCAGAAGATCACGACGATGTGGTGGCAGCACCCGATGAAGAAGCAGGGCCTCTACACGAGCGAGGACGGGCGGCTCGTGAAGCTCGACCCCGACTACGTGTACCCCCGCGACAAGTATGGGAACGAGGTCTCGTTCATCTTCAAGAGCGACGACGGCCGCACGCTGGTGGCGCAGTTCACGCTCGACGGCAAGACGCGCTCGCCGTGGTACGACTACACGGCGCTGGTCGATCTGCTCGGCATCTCGACGCTGATCGCGCAGGAACTCGACTGCGACCCCGCCGGCTCGGCGCACTCGGTGATGGGCGATTCGTGGCTGATCCACAAGACGCAGCACGCCCGCCCGCCAGTGGTGACGGGCAACTTCGACTACGAGCCCGACGAGGCGACGCCCAAGGGCTTCCTGCGCGACGACAAGGACGACGGCCCGATCTGGATGTGGATGCCGCTCGCGGCCAACGGGAAGCCGCCGCGCGACCGCCGCTACGTGTTGGCGAGCGACATCGGCGCCGGCAGCGGGGCGTCCGACAGCACGCACGTCGTCTACGACCGCGACACCCACGAGAAGGTGCTTGACTACGCCGCCAGCAGCCTCTCGCCACGGGGGCACGCCAACCTGGGCGTGGCGCTCTGCAAGTGGTTCAACAACGCCTTCCACATCTGGGACGCCACCGGCCCGACGGGCGCGAACTACACCAAGCGCGTCATGGAACTCGGCTACCGCACCATCTACTACCGTGCGACCAGCGAGACGACGCTGACGCGCAAGAGCACGCAGAAGCCGGGCTTCTCGTTCGCTGGCGGGCGCGAACTCAAGGGCCTGATCCTGGGGCGCTACGCCGAAGCCCTGCTCGCCAGCAGCATCATCAACCGCTCGACGCGGGCGCTCGATGAGTGCCCCCGCATCATCTACACCGACACGGGCGAGATCGTCCACGCTCAGGCCATCGCCTCGACGGATCCGCGTGCCTCCAAGGACAACCACGCTGACCTCGCCATCGCCGACGCACTCGCCAACCACGCCATGGACGTGCGGCCCGTCGTGCCGCGCAAGGGCGTCAAGAGCACCGTGGCGGCCGAAGGCTCGCTCGCGTGGCGCATGGCACTGGCCGAGGTGAAGGACGACGACCCGTGGGAGGGCGTGCTGTGATCGACCTCACCGACAAGGACGGGCTCCACCGACTGCGCCGCGTGATGCAGAACGACATCCGCGTCTACGGCGAATACTGCAAGCACGTCACCGACCGCTGGGTGCAGTACCTCGGCTCGCACCACTCGAAGCGCGGGTCCAAAGACCCCGTGCCCGTCAACTATCTCGCCATGGCCGCCGACACGTGGAAGGACTTCATGGCGGCCCGCGCGCCCGGCGTGCTCATCGAGACCGACTACAACCAGTACGAGGCGCAGGCGCTCCGGCTGGAACTGGCCGTGAACGTGCTCATCAAGAAGATGCACCTGGAGCAGCAGCTTTCCAAGGTCGTGATGGACGCCATCTTCGGGCTGGGCGTGCTCAAGGTCGGGCTCAACACCAGCGAGAGCGTCGAGTGGGAGGGCGTGTGGTCTGACCCAGGGCAGGTCTTTGCCAAGGCTGTGGCGGGCGACAACTTCGTCTTCGACACCAGCGCCGAGGACTGGAGCGACATCGCCTACGTCGGCGACCGCTACCGCCTGAGCATGGACCAGGTGGACCAGTTGGCCGACGAGGGCATCTTCGACAAGGGCGCCGTCCACGAACTGCGTGCGACGCCGCTGACCAGCACGAACTCCGACGGCAGAATGAAGCTCAAGGCCGCACTGGGCGAGAGCGACGGCGAGCCTGAGCTACTGGAGAAGGGCGTCGATGTCTGGGACATCTGGTGCCCGCAGTCCAACCAGATCATCTGCCTGCCCGACAAGCAGCAGGACCTGCAACTGCGGCACAAAGACCTGCTGAACTGGGACGGCCCCGAGGGCGGCCCCTACCACGTCTACGGCTTCCACTACGCCGCCAACTGCCTGCTGCCCGTCGCGCCAGCGGGGCAGCTTGAGGACATGCACCTCATGGGCAACCACCTGTGGCGCAAGATGGAGCGGCAGGCGGCGCGCCAGAAGACGAACGGGCTGGTGAAGGCGGGCAACGAGAAGGACGCCAACACGATCAAGACGGCCAAGGACGGCGAACTGCTGGCCGTGGACGACCCGCAGAGCGGGACGGAACTCAACAGCGGCGGCATCGCACAGACGACGATGGCGATGTTCCTCCAGAACCAGGCGCAGTTCAACTGGCACGGGCACAACATCGAGAGCGTCGGCGGGCTGGGTCCGCAGAGCGACACGCTCGGCCAGGACGAGATGCTGAAGACCGCCGCCAGCAAGTATGTCGATGGCATGCAGCGGACGGTGCTGAGCGTCACGACGAACGTGGTGCGCGACCTCGCCTGGTACCTGTGGACGGACCCGCTGACGGAGCTACCGCTGACGAAGCGGCTGCCAGGCACGGGGCGCCCGATCCGCCTGACGTGGCGGCCCGAGGAGCGCGAGGGCGACTTCCTCGACTACAACTTCTCGATCGCCCCCTTCAGCATGCAGCCGGAGACGCCTGCCACCGTGCTCCAGGCGATCACGTTCGTGCTGGAGCGGTTCATCTACCCCGTGCTGCCAGCGATGGAGGCGCAGGGCCTGAGCATCAACTTCGAGAAGCTGATGCGCAAGGTGGGGCGACTAACGAACATCGACATGGAAGACATCATCACCTTCTCGGCGCCGCCGAGCGTCGAGCAGCCCGGCCCCGTGGGCGAGCCAGGCCGGCAGGCACCCGTCACGACACGGAACTACACGCGGACCGGCTCGGGCGGCCCCACACGCGAGGGCACGGCGCAGGGCATGGCCAGCGGCATGCTCGGCGGCGGCAGCCAGGCCAGCGAGACCGCGGCGATGTTCCAGTAAGGAGCGAGCGACATGTCGAACCCTACGTCCGTCGGCCTCACCGACTACAAGCCCGCCGTGCTGCTGGCGAGCACCGCCGAGGCGTCCGTCACGCTGTCGAACCACAAGCGCTACCGGCTGTTCCACGACGGCGAGGACGGGACGGGCACCGCCTGCACGGTCGCGATCTACCTGCGCTGCGACGCGGACACCGTGGTCGCGACCGCGGCCGAGGGCGCGAACAAGGCGAAGCTCCTGGCCACGCGGAACCTGACCATCGGGCCGGGGGTGAAGACGCTCTACTTCAAGATGGCGTCGGTTGACTGCACGTTCACCATCGTGCCCGAAGAGTTCCTGGGGGACATCTGATGCCGACCTACTGCTACAGCACCGACGACGGCGAGCACGTCGAAGTGACGATGACGGCCAAGGCCATGGGGCGCCGCCAGCGCGGCGACCGCATCACGCTCGACGACGGGCGCAAGGCCACGCGCGACTTCGCCGCCGAGTGGGGCAGCGGCGCCCGCAAGCACATCGGCGAGTGGGAGAAGCCGCTGATCTCGCTCGCATCGGGCGTGGACCCCCGCCAGATCCCGCAGTTCAAGGCCAGCGCCGAGCAGTACCGCGCCCTCACGGGGATCGACGTTCACCCCGAGTTCACCCCCGACGGCAAGGCCGTCTACCACAGCCGCCAGCACCAGAACCGGTGCCTCGCGTGGCGGGGCATGCACAACCAGGACGGCGGCTACGGCGACCGTGCCGCCAGTCCGCACTAGCAGGAGACCGCGTGATGCCAGAAGACACCGCCACAGTCGCAGCCGCAGAGCCGGAAGCCGTCGTGGCCGAGCCGGGGGCCGCGCCCGAGCCAGAGGCCACCCCACAGGCCGCACAGGACGGCGTGGACGCCTTCCTCGAGAAGACGCGCCCGGCCGATGAGGACGACACCGCAGCCGACGACGACACACCGACGCCGGGCGAGGACGACATTCCGCCCGTCGAGACAGGGGCCGAAGGCGAGGACGACGATGCCGCCGAGGCCACGATAGAGGACGAGCCAACCGAGGAAGTGGTCGAGGGCGAAGATGCCGACCTCCCAGCCGAACTCGTCGCGCAGGCGAAGGCCATGGACTACTCCGACGACGACGTGGCCGCCTACGACAGTCCCCAGGCGCTCGAAAGCGCCATGGCACGGGACAACCGATGGCGTCTGGCCCAGGCACAGAAGACCCAGGCCGCGCCCGCACCGCAACCCGAACCGACTGCCGCCGTTGTCGAGCCGGAGCCCGAGCCGGCCGAGGAACTGGACCACGATGCGCTCGTGGAAGAGATTGGAGAAGCCGCCGCGAAGGTCATCGAGGCACAGGCCAAGGCGTTCAAGAAGCTCGAAGCCAAGCTCGAAGCCTCGCTCGCAGCCAAGGGCGACGGCGACAAGGAGCAGCGGCAGAAGGCGTTCTACCGCGAGGTCAATGCGTTCGTGGACGGCAGCATCGCCAAGCTGCCGGAAGAGTACCACGGCGTGCTGGGCAAGGGTGACATCAACCAGGTGCCCGACACGCCCACGGGCAAGGTGCTCGTGGCACAGCGCATCGAGCTTCGCAACGACACCGTGGCGCTCAAGGAGATGTACGGCGACGAGGTGACCTGGGACCAAGCGTTCCAGATGGCCGTCAACGCCCGCCACGGCGCTCTCGCAGTGACATCCGCATCCACCAAGGCCAGGAAAGACTTCGCGGGCAAGCTCAAGGGCCGCAAGGGCTCGCGCGTTGGGAAGCCGTCGGCGTCGAAAGCGTCGGAAGCGGCTGACCCCGATGCCAAGCGTCTGGAAGGCGTCAAGGCGTTCCGCAAGAAGACGCGCGGCTGACCGCGCCCTGGCCGTGTTCTACAGCAAAGGAATGACACATCATGGCCACCATCACCGTTTCCGACCTCGCTGATCTGGTCGCATCGACCAGGAGCGAGGAGAGCGTGGGGAAGCTCACCGACCTCTCCTCGCAACTCCAGAAGCACGTCGCCCTGTCCGACCTCATCGCCAACCACAAGGTGACTGAGGACGGGGGCGAGACCCTCAAGATCAACCTCATGACCGGCACCAGCGGGGCGGCCCGCAACGTGGGCCTCCACTCCGTGGACGTGCCGGTGCGCGGCGACGTGCTCGACAGCGGCGAAGTGCCGTGGCGCCACGTCGAGACCTCCTTCTACATCGACATCCGCGAGCCGGTGCTGAACGGCGGCTCGGACAAGAAGATTCTCAACTTCCTCGATGTGAAGCGTATGGACGCGACCATCGACGAGGCGAAGCACTGGGAGCGCACCGTCTGGGGCAAGCCGGCCACGTCGAGCGACAAGCTCACGCCATACGGCTTCGACTACTGGATCACCTACCCGACCACCTACACGGCGGACGGCTTTGTCGGTGGCAATCCTGCGGGCTTCACCGACGGCGCCGCTGGCATCGACAGCGACAAGTACGAGGAGTGGCGCAACTGGTACGCGCGCTACATGTCGGTCACGCAGGACGACCTGATCGACTCGCTCTGCAAGGCGCTCTACAAGTGCGGCTTCCAGTCGGCCATCCCCAACATGCCCATCGGCAGCGGCATGGGTCCACAGCAGTACGGCCTCTACACGTGCTACGACGTGGTGGCCGAGATGCGGCACCTGCTGCGCGCCCAGAACGACGACCTCAAGGCCGACCTGGCGATGTACTTCAACCAGGCCACAGTGCGGGGCACCAAGGTAGTGCCCGTGCCCTACCTCGACAGCGAGAACACCGACGAGTGCAGCGACATGGCCCAGTACAACCCGATCTACGGGATCGACTGGGGCAGCATGGAGTTCGTCGTGAACGAGGGCTGGTTCAGGAAAGAGACCTCGAAGGACGCTCCCAACCAGCACAACTCGGTGGCAACGTGGGTCGATACGACCTGCAACACGCGCTGCCGCAGCCGCCGCCACAACTTCCTCATCACCACCGCCATCAGCTAAGGAGCGACCGCTATGCCTTACACCCCGAACATCGCGACAGCGAACAGCTACTCGCCTGGGCTGTGGCAGCACTGCTCGGAACAGGCGGACCCCGACAGTTGGAGCAAGGTCGAGTTCAAGGCGTCGCAGTGGGACGACACCGACGGGATCGGTGGGGACTTCAAGCTCATCGAGACCAACAGCGGCGGCGCTGCGTCCCAGGTGGATTACGTCACCGGCGAACTGCTGGTGTCCACCGACACCGCCGACAACGACGAGGCGACACTCGTCAGCGGCGACAACGTGGCGGGCTTCTGCAAGTTCGGGAACGGCAAGCAGCTGTTCTTCGAGGCTCGCTTCATGCCCGCCGCCATCACCAACCACCACCTGTTCTTCGGCCTCGCGGAAGAGGCCCTGGGCTCCGCGCTGTTCACCACGGGCGACGCGATGGAGTCGAAGGACTATGTGGGCTGGAAGACCGTCACCGGCGACGGGGACGTGATCGAGCCAGTCTACCGGACCGCGGCCGGCACCGAGGTCGTGGTCAAGGCCGACGCCGTGACCATCGCAGCGGCCACGTGGTACAAGGTCGGGATCCGCTTCGATGGGCAACGCTGCTGGTGGTACTACAACGGCGTGCCCATCGCCAACTGCGACGTGGCGCATCCCCTCTCCTACTCCACCTCGGGCTTCCCCGACGGTGAGGAGATGGCCGCCTACGCGGGCGTGGGCACCGCGACCACGGCAGCCGCGAGCGTGTCGGTGAGTCTGATCAAGGGTGTCTACGAGCGGTAGCAGCGCCACAGGACGGGCTTGGCAGGCGGCGTGAGGTGCCCCGGCGGTGTGCCTTGGCGCCGCCTGCCACCGCCCCATAGGGGATTGCCCAATGGCCGAATCCAGCCTGTCGATGGCACGCGCGGAGCTTCGCACGGCGGTGGCCCGCTACCTGGGCCATGCGCCGAGCGAGGATGATAGGTCGAGTGCGCAGAAGACGCGGCTCACCGAGATCATCAACACGGGCCTGCGCGAGTTCTACTCGGCCCACGATTGGACGTTCCTCAGCGTCATCGAGGGGTCGCTGTCCACGACCGCCGACGACTACACCGACGACCTGCCAGACGCCTTCGCCTACATCATGGGCGACATCACGATAGACGACGACGCGGAGAACTACCCGAGCATCGTCCAGCGGAACGAGGAGTTCATCCGCCGCAAGCGCCAGGCCGACTCCACCACCACGGGCAAGGCAGAGTTCTTCTGCGTGCGCCCGAAGACCTTCGACCCGACCACTGGCCAGCGCTTCGAGTTGGCTGTGTGGCCGACGTGGGACGCTGAATACGACCTGACATACAACTATGCGCCGCTGGCCTCAGCACTGACGGCGGCGGCGCCCTACCCCCTTGGCGGGGCATACCACAGCGAGACCATCAAGGCGTACTGCCGCACGGTGGCAGAGCGCGAGGACCACAAGACCGCACAGGGGCCAGAGTGGCAGAACAGGCAGGAACGCCTGAGCGCCAGCGTTGCCCTGGATGCGCAGACACAGCCGCGCAACTTCGGCTACAACGGCGACGCCACCGAGGGGCCTCAACGCGAGCGGCACATCAGCGACTACACCATCACACCCTGACAGGAGATGACCGACATGTCCGAACACAACGACAACAGCACCCGCTACGGCAAGACGCTCATCCGCACGGCGGGCACGCCGAGCACGAGCAACAAGGCCGCGCCTGGGGCGATCTGCATCGACGTGACCAACGCCCTGCGCTACGTCAACCAGGGCTCGTTCGCCACGCCCTCGTGGGTGGCGGTGGGCATCCCCAACACCACGCAGGCGTTCCTCCCGATCCCGCTCACCGCCGTGCGCGAGGTGTCGAGCAACGACATCCCGAACGCGACTGCCCACGGCGGCGTGCTGGCGAGCAACACGACCCCGACCCTTGCGTTTGCGAACGGCGACACCGACTCCTCGCTGCGCATGTGGTGGGCGGCGAGCAACAGCGACGCCATCGTGCTCCAGACGCCGCTGCCGCCCGACTTCAGCGCGGCGGCCAACGTCGTGCTGCACCTGCGCGCCACGATGAGCGGGGGCGGCAGCGACACGCCCGTCATCGACGCCGACAGCTACTTCAACGAGGGGGACACCAAGGTCTCTGACGCATCGGGCGCCATCGCCAACGGCGGCGCCACCTTCACCGAGTACACCATCACCGTGGCGGCGGCCGACGTGCCCACGGGCGCGCAGACCGTGACCATGGAGCTGACGCCCGCGGCCCACACGACCGACGCGCTGGGCATCAGCGCCATCTGGTTCGAGTACACCCGGTCGCCGTTGACCTCGTAGCAGAGGGGAGTGCGACCTGTGCCGATCCGACCGCTACTTCCGCCCTTGGCTGGGTTTGATGCCTCCGCAGGGTATCAAGCCCAGCCTCCGTTCTCCACGCCAGCGGTGCTGAACGCGCGCGTCGTCGGGCCGTCCGAGAAGCGCGCCATCCCAGCCCAGCGCCCAGGGCTGGACAAGGCGTTCTACGAGCAGCTTGGCTCGGCGGGCAACCGCGAGGTGCGCATGCTCGGGCACGTGCGCTGCATCAAGCCCGACGGCTTCCGCGTCTGGACGGACACGTTCGACGGGAGTGCGCTCGGCAGCGTGTGGTCGGAGGCGTCCTGGGTGGCCGCCGCGCCCGGCGTCACGCCCGACGGCTACGCCAACGTCTCGGCACTGCCTGCGGCCGGCTGCGTGCGCGCGGCCATCGACGACCTCGACACCGACTACGCCTACGAGATCAGCGTCCTCATCAGCCCGTGGCAGGGCGAGCACCACGGAACCTACAGCATCTACGCCAGGATGGACGACACGACGCCGGACGTGGAAGATGACGGGGTAGTGGCCTCGCTCACCATCACGGGCAGCACAGGGGCGTTCACGGGCACCCTGAAGAACTACAGCGGGGGCAGCCTCGCCAGCACGTGGGACTTCTCCACGTCGGCCTCGCCCATCGGGGACGCGCGGCCTGGCTGGCTCACGATGCGCATCAGCGGCACCAGCGTGCGCGTCCAGTACCTCGGCAACACGCTCACCACGCGCACCGTCAGTGCGGCGGCTGGCAGCCGCTTCGGCTTCGGGATGGCCTGCACCACGTCGAGCACGACGTTCGTGCCAGAGACCCACGTGGACGTGTTCACGACCAACTATCGGACGGGCACGGCCGAGGCGCCACACCGCATACTCGTTGCCAGCGCCGGCGGCAAGCTCTACCGCGAAGACCCGCCCGGCACGCTCGAGGAGGTGTCGAGCAACTGCACCATCGCCAGCGGGCACCTCGTCCACTGCATCGAGCGCGGCGGCAAGCTCTACATCGCCGACTACGACGAGGCACGCACCACGCAGACCGACGGGGTGGTGGACGCCACGGGGCTGGAACTCACGTCGGCGAGCATCACCGACTGGACGGCGCTCGGGATCCTGCCCTACGACGACGTGGTGGTCATCACGGCCGACAGCGGCAACGTGACGGCTGGCACCTACGCGATCACGTCGGTGGTGGCTGGCAAGCTCACGCTGTCGGCCTCGTGCGGCGCGGCGGGCACGAGCGTGTCCTTCCGCGTCGAGCGCGCCCCCAAGATATACGACCCCGTGGCGAACACGCTGACCGTCTGGGCCGCCACGAGCGGGCTGGGCGCCGTGCCGAGCGGGCAGCCCTACATCTGCCGCTACAGGGACCGTCTCGTGCTCGCTGGCGGCGCCGACAACCCGCACGTCTGGAGCATGTCGCGCAGCGGCGACCCGCTGGACTGGGACACCAGCGCGGACCCGACGGACACGCGGCGCTGCATGATCGGGACGAACTCCGAGGCGGGCGTCATGGGCGAGGCCGTCAACGCCATGGTCTCGCACAGCGACGACTACATCATCTTCGGCGGCGACAACGTGCTCTACAAGCTGGAGGGTGACCCAGCCTACGGCGGCTTCCTGCAAGACCTGACGGACAAGACGGGCATGCTCGACGGGAAGGCGTGGGCGCGCGGGCGCAAGGGCATCCTCTACTTCGTCGGGCTCAACGGCCTCTACGCCATCCAGCCTGGTGCGGGCACGTATCCGGAGCCGTTGAGCGAGGGGAAGATCCCCGACGCACTGCTCGACCTCGACGCCGACGCCTGCACGATCCTGCTGGAATACGACAACCGCCGCAACGGCCTGCACGTCTTCGTCACGTCCGAGGCCAACAGCAACACGCGGCACTACTGGTACGACTGCGTGCGCGGCGGCTTCTGGGTGGACGACTTCCAGGACGACCACGAGCCGACGAGCGTCTGCTACCACGCGAGCGACATCGCCACGGAGCGGAGCGTCATGCTCGGCTGCCGCGACGGCTACGTGCGCGTGTTCCGCGACACGATGGACACCGACGACGGCAGCGAGGTCACGAGCTACATCGACTACGGGCCGCTGCGACTGGGCAAGGGGCCGGCGGACGCGGGCCTGCTCAGCGAGATCGACGCCATCCTCAGCGACTCCAGCGGCCCCGTGACGTGGAGCGTGCGCGTGGCCGACACCCACGAGGGGCTGCGCGACGCGGACACGTTCGACACGGGCACGTGGTCGGCTGGGCTGAACTACACGGTAGACCCGAACGCTGGCGGCGGCAGCGCCATGCTGCGGGTGGAGAACGCGGCGAACCGGCGGTGGGGCGTCGAGCGAATCACTGCCAACATCACAGGCACGGGCAAGATGAGGAAACTCTGATGCCGGCACTGAACCATTACACTGAAGTCCAAGGCGACGGCCGCGAGCGCACCGCGACTATCTTCGCGCATCCGAAGTTCTACGTCGGCCCCGACAAGTCGTGGTGCGAGACGCGGGAGCGGTTCGCCAC